ATCACCAGCGTGACCGAGACGACGCGAGAGCGGATCGTGCGACAGGTCGCGGCGGGGCAGGACGAAGGCTTAGGCGTTGAGGCTATCGCCAAGCGGATCAACAAAGCCGTGCCGAGAATCAGCCGCACGCGGGGCGCGTTGATTGCGAGGACCGAGACGCACGGCGCGGCAAACTATGCCATGCACGAAACCGCCAAGACAACGGGCCTTGATCTAATCAAGGAATGGGTGAGCGTTGAGGATGCTCGGACACGCAGCTTTGGCGATGACGACGAATACAACCATGTCACCATGAACGGCCAGCAGCGCGAGATGGACGAGCCGTTTGCCATGCCGTGGATCAAAGGGCCGGACTTGGCGATCATGTATCCGGGCGAGGCGGGCAAGCCGGGGGCGGCGACTATAGCTTGTAGATGCTCGGTAATCCACCGCGTTAAGGGGTTTTAAGCGAGACTTTGCAAGTTTGCAGTTTCGTGTTATAGATTTTGCAAAGGCCGTCGTGAGACGTCCGAAGCCCTTAGATGGAGCACTACATGCTGCGACAGTACGCGCGCAAGGACGGCGGCGAGCCGCTTGAAACCAAATTCGCCAGCCTTGAAATCAAGGCGGAGGGCGAAGATGACGACTATCTGACCATCAGCGGTTACGGGTCGGTCTTTGGAAACAAGGACAGCGGCGGCGACGTTGTTATGCCCGGCGCGTTCAAGGAGTGCATTGCCAGCGGTCGCAAGCCCAAGATGCTGTTTCAACACGACCCGTCGCAGCCCATCGGCGCGTGGGACGAGATGTCCGAGGATGAAAACGGCCTGCGCATGAAAGGCCGTATCTCCAAGCGCGGCAGGGCTGGCGAGATCGCCGACCTCATCAAGATGGGCGGGATCGAGGGGCTGAGCATCGGCTACCGCACCCAAGAATACGAAATGGACATGGACGAAGGCGTCCGCAAGCTGACCAAGTTGGACCTCTGGGAAACGTCCGTTGTCACTTTCCCCATGAATGAAATGGCGGGCATCTACGCGATGAAGGCCGAGGATATTACGCAGCGCCAAATTGAGCGCGCGTTTAAGGATATGGGCTACTCGAACCGCGTGGCGAAGGCCATGGCGGGTGGCGCATGGAAGGGCCGGGATGAAGTGCTACGGGACGTAGCCGCACCCAGTCCTGAGATGGATCAACGGGACGTTGACGAACTCAAAGCACTTTTGACCGAAACACTGCAAAGCATAGGAGGACGCAATGTCTGATTTTGCAGAAATCAAAGGGCTTGTTGAGAAGATCAACCCGACCCTGACAGAACTTCGTTCCGAGGTTGATGCTCTCAAGGCATCCGCACCGAAGGACGTTGTGACCGAAGAAAAGCACGCCAAGATGGCCGAGGCCGTCACCGCTCAGATGGAAGCGTTGCAGGCCAAGCAGGCCAAGCTGGAAGCGGCGATGAACCGCCCCGGCGCTGGCGAAGCCAAGGGCATGGACGCGGAACTTGAGCAAAAGCACCGCGATGCGTTCAAGCAGTATATGGCAAACGGCACCCTGCCCGAAGGCTTCAAGGCCGGATCGGAAGGCGTCGAAGTCAAGGCCATGTCAACAGACGTCAACCCGGACGGCGGCTACCTCGTTCGCCCGGAACTGTCTGACACCATCATCACCCGCGTGTTTGAAACGTCGCCGCTGCGTCAGGTGGCAAACGTCGAACGCACAGGCGCAAAGAGCATCGACATTCTGATCGACGATCAGGAAGCCGCCGCTCGCTGGGTCGGTGAAGGCGCATCCGGTGGCCAGACTGACACGCCGCAGCTTGGTCAGAAGGTTATCGCCGCGCACAAGATCGAAGCCGATCCGCGCATGACAACCGAGATGATCGAGGACAGCTATCTCGACGTTGAGGCATGGCTTTCCCGCAAGGTTGCTGACAAGTTTGCACGCACGCAGAACACCGCTTTCGTAAGCGGCGATGGCGTTGGCAAGCCGCGTGGCTTCCTGACATATGCGGCGGCTGCAACGGCTGGCACATATGAGCGCAATGCAATCACGCAGATCAACATGGGTTCCGCTGCTGCGCTGAACTCTGATGGTCTGATCGAGGTGCAGAACGCACTGAAAGAAGAGTACCAAGCTGGCGCGGTCTTCGGCATGAAGCGCACCACGTTTGGCGCGGCCCTGCAACTCAAGGGCAACGACAACTATTTCTTCAGCCCGGTTCTGATGCGTGACGGTCAAGCGTCTATTCAGCTTCTCGGCAAGCCTGTTGTCTTCATGGATGACATGCCTGCGGTTGCAGCAAACGCACTCAGCGTCGTTTATGCGGACTTCTCGACCGCCTACACGATCCTCGACCGCGTTGGCTTGCAGGTGCTGCGTGACCCGTTCACCAACAAAGGCTTCGTCACATACTACACCACGCAGCGCGTGGGCGGAGACGTGACCAGCTTCGACGCAATCGTTATCGGAAAGGTGGCAGCGTAATGGCTCAGTTTGATATGCGAAACAACGCGGAATTTGGCTTGGGCCTTTCCGCTACTCTGTCAGGCACAACCGCAGCGGCTGGCGACTGGATCGACATGCAGGGCTGGGAGGCGCTGACGTTCAGTGTCTCGACCGGTACTGTCACCGACGCAGGCACGTCTTCGGGCTTCTCGTTCGAGGTTCAGGAAAGCGACACGACTGCGGCGGTTGATGCCACTGCGGTTGCTGATGCTGACCTAGTGGGCCTTGAAAGTGCGTTGACCGTCACTGCTGACGATGACGACAACAAGCTGATCGGCTCGATTGGCTACGTTGGCGGCAAGCGTTACGTGCGGATCGTGGCAACCGGCACAACCGGCACCGACGCAGCTGTGACTGTCCACGCCCGCAAGGACAAAGGCGCGGTTATGGCAACAGCCACAATCGACGCTGGTACGGCGGCAACCTGATCTTAGAAGCGGGCGGCTACGGTCGCCCGTCACTAAGCGCAGGGGTATCCAATGACCAACATCAACTGGTCCGAACTGGTGGACGCCACCGAGGACAACAAGCGCTCAGCTGACATGATCATTCGCACGGATGATGGCAAAGAGCGCCTTGCGCCCTACAACGGCGGCTGGATTTACCTGCATGACGCCACGCACACCGTGGACAATAAGCAATCCATAACAGCCGACACGCTGACACACCTAACGATTGACGGGCAGGCTGATGACAGCACAACCGACTTTCGTCGCGGTATTGGCCTCGACATCTTCGGCAATAGCACCTTGCAGCCGTTTGCGACTGGCGAGACGTACAACATCAACATCACGCTGCGGATTAGCAAGTCCAGCAGCACGGCGACATTCGCTGAGATCGACGTGGGTATCGGGCAAACCTATTCGGACATCATCGCGCGTGATCGACGCGCATTGACCAAGGGCAGCGGCATCACCGACTTCCTGTTTTTCAACGGAACGCTGTTTGTGACCGAGCCATTCGCTCGATATGGCGCGCGGTTCTTTATATCGTGCTCCGAAAATGTTACCATCTGGGACAAGGCCATATTTTTGCAGAGGACGCACAGCCCATGACCAAGGTCAAAATCCTGCGGAACTTTCCTATCTCGCTGGACGGCATCACCGTGCAGACATGGGCGGCTGGCACCGAGCGCGACGTTGACGACGCCACGATGGCTTTGCTTATCAGCGAAGGCGCTTGCGAGATCGTCACCAAGGCCATGTTAGCAGCGCCTGAGAACAAAGCCCGCAAACGCAAGGTGCGGAAATGAGATACAACCGCAAGTCCGTTTCGGTATCGGCATCGGCAGACAGCCCTGCCGTTTCGCTGGCAGACATGAAGCTGTTTTTGCGCGTTGACGGCTCAGGCGATGACGACATCATCACGGCCTACATCGCCACGGCAACTGAGGCGGTGAAGCAATATCTGCGGCAGGCTATCCTAACCGAGACGTTTGTATTCAAGGCGGACGGCTTCACAGACGGCTATGGCGATGACAGGCTGTTGGCCTTGGGGCCGGGCGTGCATACAACGTCGCGGCCATATATTCTGGGCGGTGGCGAAACACTGGATCTCCCCTTCCCCCCGCTGCAATCCGTCACCAGCATCGTGACCTATGATCGGGGCAACAACGCCAGCACCTACAGCGCGGACAATTACGAGGTGGACCTGACCAGTGGCCGCATCTATCTCGATGAAGGTCAGACCTGGCCGAGCGATCTACGCGCGCAGGACGCGGTAGAGGTAACCTACGTTGCGGGCTACGGTTCCGGCAGCATCCCGACGCCGATCCTTGAGGCGATCCGCATGTATGTCCAAAGCATGTATGAGGGTTGCGCTGGCATGACCGATCAGGCCAAGGCGTTGCTCGCACCGTACCGACGCGCGGATGAATTGGCATGGTGAACTGTTGCAAGCCTTCCAAGTATAGCGCACGCGATCTACGCGAGGCCGTGACGTTTGAGCGCGTGACTAACACCGCAGATGACTACGGCGCGCGGATACAGGCATGGGCGACGATTGCAGGCGCACCGACGCGAGCGATGGTTAAACCACTGTCAGGCCGCGAGCGCTGGGCGTCGGAGCGCACCGAGGCCACGGCAAACTATCGCATCGTGACCCGGTACAATGCCGACCTGACCGAGAAAGACCGCGTGTTGATCCGGGGCAGGCCGTGCAACATCCGTTTCATCGCCAATGTGGACATGGATGACCGTTGGCTTGAAATCGACGTTGAAATGGGCGCGGCCACATGACCGTCACCATTCGCCTTGAGGGTTCGGAGCAGCTACAGCGCGAATTGCGGCGGCTGTCTGACGATCTACGCGAAGAGGCTGGCAAGGCTGTGCTGGCGACGGCTGTTGAAATGCGGGCCGATATTGTCACCAGCATTCAGCGCGGGCCAGCATCGGGGCGCACTTATACGCATTACTTCTACACCAACAAAAACGGCAAACTGGTGCAAGGGCGCAAACGGGCAAAGCCGCACACCGCATCAGCGCCGGGGCAACCGCCTATGTCCGACACTGGGCGGCTTGCCAATAGCATCACCTTCGACCGCGTGGGCGATCTGACCGCGACCGTTGGCAGCGCCCTGAATTACGCGCCTTGGCTGGAATACGGTACAAGCCGCATGGCAGCGCGTCCGTTCTTCAGGCCAGCGGTGGAGCGTATGCGGCCTATCTACATCGGCAAGCTAGAAGACATCATTCGGAGGGCAGCGCGATGAACTTTGCAGGCGTAGCGCAGGCAATCAGGGCGCGGCTGGCAGGTGACGCAACGCTTGGTGCGCTGGTCAATCACATCGGCTATGACAAGCCTCAGGACACGCAGCCTGAGAGCCTCACGCCGTTTCCGTATTGCATCATCGAGGACGTGACAGCGCGGGCATGGGATACCAAGACAAGCGACGGCGGCGAGCAGCTTGTGCAGATCACGACATTCTGCCGACCTACCGCAACGCGATCCGCTGTTGATCTGGCCAACGCCACGGCGCAGCAAGTCTATGACCTCTTGCACAAGTTTGACTTGGTTATCGCCGGATCAAACACGGTGAATTGCCTGTTCGAGGAAAGCCCCGGCAACATCCCGGACCCAGATGGCTTTACGCGCTACAGGCCGATGACGTTTCGAGTGACTTACTCAAGTGAATAGCGTGACTTTGCAGATTTGCAGTTGCGTGGTATAACTTTGCAAAGCCAATGAAAGGGCAAAACAATGGCAGCAGAAGCAGGACGCGATCTACGGATCGAATATGCGTCGGACGGAACCACATTCGCAGTTGTCGCGGGCGCGCGCACCGACAGCCTGACGTTCAACAACGAAGCAATCGACATCACCGACAAGGATGATGCGGGCGTGCGGACGTATCTGGATGACATCGGCGTCAAGAGCATGTCGCTGTCTTGCACGGGTGTTGCAACGGCATCAACATTCTCCGCACTTGCGGCGGCGGCAGGCTCCGACAGTGCACTTCATGCGTTCCGTGTGGCGTTCGGCAGCTTTGCGACCTACACCGGATCGTTCTTCATCACCTCGTTTGAGGCGACCGGCGAACAGGCCGACACAATCACGTTCACCATGTCGCTGGAAAGCTCCGGCGCGATTACGGTGTCCTGATGGCTGGCGTCTTTCGCGAAACCCGCATTGAATATGACGGGCAGGAATACTGGTTTACGCCAAGCAACAAGTTTCTGCGTCGGGTCGATGCTGGCCTTGCACCGCAGACATTGCTTGGCGTGGTTGCCACGATGGACGGGCGCAACGTCCCGCTCCCCGCTTTGGCCTTCATCATCTCGGAGATGGTCAAGGAAGGCGGCGGCGACGTTGACGAGGATGACGTGTTGGGCGAACTATATGCTGACCTGACCAACAATAGCGGCAACGGTATCGGACCGCTTGTGCAAGCCATTGGCGATTGCATCACCCCGCCGGACGCTGCGTCAAAAAACTTGCCAGCCCCGGCAGTGAACGGGGCAAAGAAGGCAAAATCCCGACCCAAATAGATTGGACCGGCATGTATGTTACAGCAAGGCAATGGGGCATACAACCGGGCGAGTTTTGGGACATGACGATGGTTGAGTGGTTCGTGGAGGCTCAATTCCACCAAGGCCAAAACGAGCAAGCCCCAAAGCAAAAGGGGCAGCTATCGCAAGCCGAGATCGACCGACTTAGCAAATTGCTGGAGCCTGAATAATGGCACTTCCCAAGATTAAGGCGGTCATCACCGCAGACACCAAAGAGGCAGAGGACGGCTTTAAGCGCGTCTCTAGCGGCCTTGGAGATGTTGAGGGCGCATCCCGCAAGGCAATGTCGGCAGTCAAAGCGTTTGCGGCTGGACTGGTAAGCGTTGCGGCAATCGGCACGGTCTTTTCTAGGTCAGTTGCCGAAGCGCAGAAGTTTGAAACAACCATGTTTCGGATACAGGCCGTCATTAAGGCGACGGGCGGCGCAGCCGGTCGGACGGCGCAAGAGTTGCGCAGCTTTGCCGAGAACTTGGCGCTGAATACGCTGGAAAGCACTGAGGGCATTCTTGAGGCGCAACAGCGGCTTTTGACGTTCCGCAAAGTGTCTGGCGATGTGTTTGACAGGACCATCGCCGTCGCTGCTGACCTTTCGGCGGTACTTGGAACCAATATGAGCGGCGCGGCCATTCAGTTGGGGCGGGCGCTGGAAGATCCAGTTACCGGCCTAACCGCGCTGACCAGAACCGGAACAGTCTTTACCGACAGCCAAAAGGAAATGGTCAAGCAGCTTGTCGAAAGCGGCAGGTTGTTAGAGGCGCAATCCTTCATTCTGGATGAACTTGAGGCGCAGTATGGGGGCGCGGCGGTCGCGGCAGCGCAAGGCTATGCTGGGGCGCTGGATACATTGGGCCAGCGCATACAAGAGTTTTTCTTATCCGTTGACGAAAACCTAGGGCTGACGAAAGCGCTATCGGCAGTTTACCTCGCGGCGGCTGACGCAATTAAGGTTGTGACAGACAACATGGCCCGTCTGGTCGCATACATCGGCACGGCAGCGACAGCCTCAATCGCTTATGCGGCGTTTATGGCGCGCGGCTGGGTCGCGGCCTTCGTCGCGGCTAGGGTGGCGACGTTTACGCTTGCGGGTGCGCTGGGTCTATTGCGCACGGCCATGATAAGGACCGGCATCTTGGCGCTTATCGTGGGCGCTGGCGAGCTTGTTTATCAATTCACGCGACTTGTTGATGCTGCGGGCAGCTTCGGCGCGGCTATGGGTTTGCTGGGCGATGTTGGCGTGGAAGTGTGGGGCAGGATCAAGGATGGCGCGGCAGGCTTGGGCGCAGCCTTAAATGCGACGTGGCTATCTGTGCAGGCCGGATTTATGGATATGGTTGCGTCCGTGCAAATGGCATGGTCCGACATGCTTTACAATCTTGGCGCTGGGATTGGCAATATTCCCGGCCTTGAGGGGCTGGGCAACAAATTGATGGCCGCTGGCAATGATACGCTTGCAGGCGCAGTTGGCGCAGGTGGAAGCGCCGCTACAGCAGGCGACTTGCGTGCTCAGGCTGGCGCAGAAAGCGAGCGGGCCGCAGGCTTGTTTGCTGGCCTTAGCGCACCGCTCGAAAGCGTCCAGAAGATTAAAGACCTGCTGGCGTCAATCAAGGAGGAAGGTATTACCTTGCCTGACCTTTTGGGCGTAGGGGCTGATCAAGATGGCGGGGCAGGCGGCAAAAAAAAGACGCCGCTGGAAGAACAAACCGAGGCGCAGATTGCATCGCTGCAAGCCTTGCGCGATCAGGGGCGCGAAACATGGTCGGCGCTCGGCACATTCTTGCAGCAGTTTGCAGGCAAGAGCAAAGCGGCAGCGATTGCCGCGATTGCCATTCAAAAAGGCTTGTCGATTGCGCAAATCATATCCAATACAGCGGCAGCGCAGATGCGGGCGCTTGCTGAGCTGGGTCCGATTGCTGGACCGCCCGTAGCGGCAAAAATGGGCCTATATGGGAAGTTACAGGCTGGATTAGTTGCCGCAACAGGGCTTGCACAAGCGATGGGTGGAGGCGGCGGCGCAGGCGGCGCATCGCCTAGCCTTGGCAGCGGATCGGGAACAACACAACCAGCAGCACCCGCAATGCCAACCCAAACCGTCGCAATCAACCTGCAAGGCGACACCTTCAGCCGATCCAGTGTTGAGGGGCTGTTAGAGCAAATCCAATCGCAGCTAGACCGAGGCGGGAGGCTCGTTTTCCAATGAGCGTAGTCATTCAATCCGGTTTCACCGGAAACAGCCAACCCATCGACCAGCCGCGCATTTGCTTCGACACGCACACGGCAACACCTACGGCCACTAGCACGGCCACGGGGGCCGATGTGAACTGGCTGACGGACGGCGAGACGTGGAGCGTCTGGGAAGGCGGGGGCACGTCTCAGACAGTCACTCTGACGTTCTCAAGCGCCTCGACGGGATACGCGGCGATTGCAGCGCACAATCTCGGATCAACCGGAGCGACG